CAATGCAATTTGAAGATAGGCAGCCCTGCCAGGGAGGAACTGGAAAAGGCAGTTATCTATATAGTTGGAACACTTATGAGGGAGGATGAAGATGGAGAATCTTGATTTATATGAAAGTGTCCGTTCTGTCCCTGACAATGCCAAGAAGACCATTAAAGGAGGTCGTACCAGCGGTATGACCGATATCAACCCTATGTGGCGAATAAAAGTCCTGACCGAGCAGTTCGGGCCATGTGGGATAGGATGGTACTATATTCCGACACGGAAGTGGTTAGAAACATCAGGGAATGAGATAGCGGCTTTTGTGGATATCGAATTATATATAAAGGTTGGTGGAGAGTGGTCCAAACCAATCCCAGGTAACGGTGGCAGCATGTTTGCTGCAAAGGAAAAGTCTGGGATCTATGTATCTGACGAATGCTATAAGATGGCAACCACAGATGCTATATCGGTAGCGTGTAAGCAGCTTGGAATTGGTGCAGATGTGTACTGGGAATCTGACCGGACTAAATACAATAGGGAAGAAAATCCTGATCTGATTACCAAATCGGAGGTTAACGAAATATTTCTGGAATTGAAACGGACTGGAATCGGAATAAAGAATGTCTTGTCAAAGTATGGATTAACGGATATCCATTGCATGACGAAGATCCAAGCTAAAGAAACAATCAATAAGCTGAAGCGGAAGCCAGATAAAGAAAGCGCGACCGCACCACCAGATGACATGCAGGAAGGTGGACTTCCTTGGAATGATCCAAAGGGGTGATGATTGATGGAGAGCAAAGGGATCCTAAAGGATATCGCCCGTAACTGGGAAACAGGCAAATTCCTGCTGACCTTTGAGATGGACCAGGACATAACGGGACAACTGGAAGATATCCGTGGCAAACTGCTTAACATAGTAGCCAAGCAATACCGGAAGAAGCGTAGCCTGGATGCCAATGCATATTACTGGCAGTTGTTGACCAAATTATCGGAGGCATCCGATATATCCAAGAACCGGGCACACAACCTTATGCTCCGCCGATATGGGCAGTTGGAAGAGATGGACGGCCATCTGATATATGTTGTGGTGCCGGACGATGATAAAGGTGCGGACAGGTCACTGGAGGCTGAAACTTACCATATCAAGCCGACCACGGAGGTAAAGGTTGCTTCTGATGGCACACAATTCCGTACATACGTCATGCTACGCGGTTCCAGCACTTACGACACTTCTGAAATGAGCAAACTTATTGACGGACTTGTATCAGAATGCCGTGATCTGGGGATAGAGACACTTCCTCCTCAGGAGATCCAACGGATGATGCAGATGTATGATCAGAACTGTAGGAAGAGGGAGCAGGATGGCTAAGAGATTATGGAGTGTATTTACCGAGGACATGGATCATTGCTATTTTTCTGGCAGTCCATATGTGGAGCGGCATCATATTTTTGAGGGCCGGCAAGGATACAAGGAGAAATCAGAAAATCGGGGGTTTGTGATTCCACTTCGGTATGATCTGCATCCGAATGGGGCCAGTTTTAAGGCCACGCCGGAGAACCAGCAGATTGATGACAAGCTTAAGCGGATGGCCCAAGAATACTATGAAGCGCATTATGGCAGCCGGGAACAATTCCGGCAGGAGTTTGGACGTAATTATTTAGATTAGAGGTATCAACGCCATATAGGCTGATACATACAACGGTAATGAGTAACGGTCAGATTGCGATATGTCACGGTATACTTTCTGATCACGGGCCGGGACCTATCAAACCTCCTTTACCCGGCCCGAAAGGAGGGATTGAATTGAGATACATAAAAAACTTAGGAATTATCCAAAGCGCTGTTTATAATGCTCTGGGCGTAGGCAGGGAAAACGCCATAAGCAGGGCAGAACTCAGCAGGATAACAGGATATAGAGACAGGCGCATACGCGAAGCAATAGAAGCGCTGCGCTACGACAAGGTGATCCTTAACCTGGATAATGGAGATGGCTATTACATTCCTGATTCAACCCCGCAGGGGCGTCAGGAAGCGGCTGTATGGCTTGCGAAGCAGGACAGGCGCATGAGGTCCATGAAATACTCCACAAGAGGCGCCAGGAGGTTTGTGGCTCATGACAAGAAAAGAGATATGCCAGGGCAGATCAACATGTTTGGCGCGGGAGGTATTTGATGGGAAGGTCTCAAAGAGAAAAAGGTAAGCGAGGGGAACGAGAACTTGCCCGGCTGCTGAAGGAATATGGATATGACTGCCGGAGAGGGCAGCAGTATTGCGGAGCCAGCGGAGATGCCGATGTAGTAGGTCTGCCGGGCATACACATCGAATGCAAGAGAGTGGAGCGTCTAAACCTGGAGGCTGCTATGGACCAGTCTGTAAATGATGCGGAAGCTGAAATGCTCCCTTTTAACGATGAAATTCTTCCGGCTGTATTCCACCGCCGCAACCGTGGCGGATGGATGGTAACAATGCGCCTGGAGGACTGGATCAAGCAGTATAGAGAATGGGATTCAGGAAGGATGCTGGAAAGGTAGGTGATGGCCTACATGGATGTAAATTATCTGGCAGAGATCATAGCCTTTGAACGATGGCTCGAAACTAACTACTTACCGATCCCGTCACAGTTGTTATGGTACAAGATGATGAACCTATTCAACCGGAGCGGGTGGAGCGAGTGGGTTATAGTAGATAACCTGAGATTGATGGCAGCCATGTCAATGGGTCGAGAAGCCACATTTATAAAGGCGAGGGACGAACTCATAAAGGCTGGCCGGATCGTCTACCAAAAGGGCAGAAAAGGAAGCCCCAACAAATATAAGATGGTATATTTCACTTTCAAAAGCGTAGTACAAAACGAAGTATATCAAGTAGTACAAAACGAAGTATTTCCAGTAGTAGAAAGCGAAGTACAAAGCGCAGACATATTTAAACATAAACAAAAACAAAACAATAAGAAGGATACTAACGTATCCAAAGAAAAACGCTTCATTCCTCCTTCGGTATCGGCAGTGGGATCATACTGTCAGGAACGGAACAATGGCATTGACGCCGGGCAGTTTGTTGATTACTACCAGTCCAAAGGCTGGATGATCGGTAAAAACCACATGAAGGACTGGAAGGCAGCGGTGAGGACTTGGGAGCAGAGGAAAAAGGGAGGAATCGAAGGTGGACCCGTTGCAGGAAATGATCACCCGGATACAGGCCGGAAGGGAAGAACGTACAGTGATGGCTATCTCAGCGGCGCCGGGGAGGGATTTACCGGGTTCTAAAACCTGTTCTGTAAAAAACTGCCCTTTGTGCAATGGAAGCGGCTGGATATACTGGCGGGACGAAGAGGGGAGAGAGTATGGAAAACGCTGTGAGTGTGGGCTGGTTGAACGCCAGATCATGGAGCATAAGCTGCAGTTTGCAAGTATTCCGGAGGCATTTAAGGACCTGAACCTTCGCTCGTTCCGATTGGGAGTATACCAGAGAGAGGACAGCCGGAGGATCATTAAGGACACCTGCGCTGCGATCAAATATTACCTGGATCATTTGGATGATATGAGAGAGCGTGGGATGGGATTGTATCTGTATTCCGGAACAAAAGGATCAGGTAAGACTCGTATGGCCGCCAGTATAGCCAATGAACTGATCCATGTTTACAGAATGCAGGTTAAATTTGCCGGATCAATGCAGATCGTGAATGAGATTAAGGCCACATGGGATGACAGAACCCGAAGTGAAAGCGACCTTCTGAGAGCATTGTCAACCGTGCAGGTACTGATCATAGATGATTTTGGGACAGAGCTGCCAAAGGACTGGATAGGAGAACGGTTCTACAGCATCATTAATGGCCGGTACCAGGACAAGCTGATCACGTTTTTTACCAGCAATATGAGCCTGCCGGATTTGCGCTATGATGACCGGATCACAAATCGGATCAGGGAACGGACGTTTCAACTTCCGTTCCCGGAAGAGTCGGTCCGGGAGCAGATCGCGGAGCAGAACCAAAAGGCTCTTATAAAAGGGATAAAAGGAGGGGCATGTGATTGATCAATAATAAGATCCGGAATCAGTATAGCAATAACTCTGAACGTCAGTGGATGGCATCTATCAGAGATATGGAGGGACATCCATCTCCAATGACAGATGCATTTTTACGTCCGGCATATGATCGAACGGTGGCATGTGCTATACCAGAACGGAGGCCAAAGCAAACTTTAGCAATAAAAGATAGGCATAAATTAATACTGGATTATATTAACTCATACATACAACAGCATGGTTATCCACCTTGTTTCAGAGAAATTGCTAATGGTACAGGTTTCAAATCACCGGCGTCCATAAACAGTAACCTTAAAGAAATGCGCAAACTGGGACTGATTGATTATATTGATGGATATCCAAGGACGATAACTATTGTCGTAAACACAGATTTAGAGGAGGATCAGCCATGATGAATAAAAAGCGTGTCAGGGAAACAATTTTTAACCTTGTTGACCATTGGTGTTCAGAGAAGCCTATCTATAGAGCAAACTTGCCATGGATTCGCGGTCAAATTTCTTTTGCCTATATGATTGAGGCCATCACCTTATCCGAAAAAGAGAAAATGGCTCAGCGTTTGTATGAAGCAAAGGAGGATGAACATGGGAATAGATTTAAAGATATTTGAGGATATTGAAAACCCGCAGTATACGGATCAGGAAAAACTGACTGCAATACATATGGTACTGGAGAGAGAAACCCATAATTGTATTACAAAACAGTCTATTCTAAAAGCTATGAAATGGCTATTTGATTGTAAGTATATTGTAGGCTAAATCGCTATTTGAGAAGGAAATTTATGAATGATAAGCAGCGATTAATGATAGAGGGGATGGACAGGCTCCTTAGGAGATTTAATAAATATCCGAACGATAAAGAGTTTACCGTAGAAGAAATTATAGAAGTATCTAACGAAATATATGATGAAATCGTGAAAGAGGAGAATTAACATTTTAACGGCGGAAAATCGGGAAGGAGCAGTATGTTTTTTTGCGAAATGTGCGGCAGCGGTGATTGTTGCGAAAGGACAGATATACACGGCGGTCCTATATTATGCGATACATGCTACATGGAGGCTAAACAGGACCAGGAGGACAAAGACGCAATCGAGGAGATTTTTAAGGACAATTAGGATTTCCTGGAGGTAGCATGGTAAAACAAAGCCCCGTCAGCCCTTTTTGTAGAACTGACGAGGTGGTAATTAATAATGATTTGTATTTGCTTCTGCGATAGCTTTAGTTTGGTGAATGGTACCCCAGGGATGGTGAGGCGGTGCATAGATAGAATATAATTTTAATGGGATATCGCCAGTATTTACTATATTGTGCCAGATTCCAGCCGGAATGAATATGGCGCTATCTATAAAGACTGGTTGTTGAAAATTTAAACGGTCCATTTGATTACCCATTCGGACAACACCGTGGCCAGATTCAATATGCAAAAATTGATCATTGTCCGGATGCACTTCTATACCTATTTCTTCACCAACTGGTATGCTCATCAGAGTAAGCTGCAAGTTGTTACCTGTCCATAAGGCAGTGCGAAATGTGTCGTTATTCACAGTGGCATTGCCGATATCGATAATAAACGGATTTGGGCCATAATCAGTCACCACATTTGATTGGAATCTGGGATAGGAAGGCGGGTTAGCATGTTGATTGTTAAGCATTTTATTCTCCTAGGCATTCTTTACAATATTATATGAAAAAAGTAGTTCAATGACAATGTTGTTTAATGATAAATATTGTTACAAATCAAAACTGAGATAAGCAATATTTAGGATTTAGGAGGTACAAAGCAGAATGAAAGCGTTTCAGTGCAGCCGGTGTGTGCAGTTACAGCAGGATGATTTATCAGATAAGGTTTTCTGCCCTTTTGCTCAGCCGGTGCCTAGATATCGTGATAAATCAGACAGGGAGTTGTGCTTGGCGGCATTTAAGTCGTTGTCGCCAGAACGACAATGGCATGAGCGATTCGGATGGGAAAATTAAGATTTAAGAAGGGAACTACGGTATGGAGAGATTAACAGATTGGATTAATGAGGAAAAAACTGAGGTAAGCATACGTCATGATAGATTTCGTGATGCGATGATAAGATTAGCTGCCTATGAGGATACCGGCCTGGAGCCGTGTGAAATCCCGGTATTATTGGATAGGCTCAAACGTGCGAGCGAGCAATGGGATATTTGGTGTGATGCTTACCAGAAGGATGTACCTGTATGGATTCCAGTGGCAGAGCAGCTCCCAGAGGCAAAAGAAGATGTCTTAGTCTGCACGAGGGATGGCTGGATATTAACAGCCTGGTATGGTCCGCATGGGGAAAGCTGGCATATAACTCCAACGGATCTCAATCACCCAATGAAAGATATCAACGCTTGGATGCCGCTGCCAGAACCGTATAGGCCAGAGAAATTAAAATTTCCGGGAGAACCGGAGGAAGGGAAATTATGAAATACACAGTGTACTATGAGAGCAAGCCGGGAATGTGGGAAGTCTACAGAGGAACAAAAACAGTTGAAGCTGATGACAAAAAAGAATCCATCGACAAGGCATATAGGCTTATTCGGAGAGATTTTCCAGACCGTCCGCGGAGTGACTGGCATTTTTCGGTAAACTGATAATCAGCAGTATTAATATTTAGGAGAAATCATGGACAGGATTATAAAAACGTGTTGGTGGTACATAGTGCTTGCGTTAGTCTGGCAGGGATTAGAGCTGTTAATATACCACCAGATACAGCCAAGAGTAGTTGACGACATTATGGGACTTTTGTTTTTGCCTTTTATTTATAAGGCGGTAGATTAGCATTGGAGGTGCATGGAGTGACCGAAAAAACGCTTGAACAGGCCATTGAAATTAAACATATTTTAGATAATTTGAGAAAAAGGAAAAAAGAACTGGAAGACACAAGAGACTTATGTTTTGGAAATACAAGAGAGGTGCGTGCCAGAACTATATATGTGGAAATTTCAGAAAATGGATGCTGCAAAAAATCCACGATAATTTCGCCACAAGCAGCAAAAGAGGCTCTTGAATGCGAATTATTAGATGCTGATGAAAAACTTAATAAATTTCTAAATGCATTAAGCGAACTAGTTTAGAATTTAAAGGAGGTACAGGGTGCGAAAAAGTAAGTGTATAAAAACGCATTACCCGGAATCCATTTGCATGGCAGAACGAATTGTATTATTTCACGGAACCAAATTTCGTGTTGCTTTGACCGCTCATGAATTTTACTGCGAAAAATGCAAGAAGGTTCGGCATTTGTGGTTCATCAATAGATAATTAGAATTTTCCATGGGAAGGGGCTATGAGTATGGAATACATGATTGGAAAAAAATATCCTGCCATAATGAATGATAAGGTTACATGTTTTAGTGTTTTGGAAATTGAGGAGCATGAATGTTTAATTCAGTGGCAGGATGGTGATGTGGAATGGGCCTATATCCTTGACATGAATCGGTGGGTATTAGATTCTTGTCGAGATAAGGAGTAATTGTAAATAAATGTTTTCGGAAGGAGACAGCAATGACGGTAAGGGAATTAATCGAACTGCTGAAAAAAGCGCCGCCAGACGATATTGTCCTGGCAGATATAGGACAGGAAGAAAGTGCAGATATATCGGGGATGTTGACAGCATCTGATGTGTTAATAGGGAACGGGACAATCCGGGGGATAACATACCTGAAAATAGAACCATACGAAGATTAACATTTAGGCATCTGGGGATACATAGGAGACTGCAACCGGTAGGTCTGCTCCCCAGTGTAAGTCCTATTAGCATTTAAGAGGTGAAGTATGTGGATAATGAGAGATGACAATGATCCGCCAGAACTGATAGGTACAATGGGGGAAAATATTAAAATATCAGATGAGTATACTGTTGTTGTGCGAACCGAATACTATGGTGAACCGTATACATATTTTGATATAGGTGTTTTTACAAAATGGAAAAATAGACCTGCAGCACATTGGACTAATGACTCTGATGTATGCAAAACAAGAGTAGTAGCATGGTTAAATTAGCATTTGAGAAAGAAGGTTATATATGGAAATGACAAACAAACCGTGTGTATTGACAAACTGCACCAACAACGTAGAAGGAAAATGCAGGCCAGATTTAAGACTCAGCAAATGGTGCGAAAACTTGGAACACTATGAAGCACAAGACACTGTAATGACAGATGAAGGTCTGTTCTTTAAAGATACAACGAATTAGCATTTCTGGAAGAACCGGAGGAAATTATGAAATACACAGTGCACTATGAGAGCAAGCCGGGAATGTGGGAATTGCACGGCGGAACCAAAACGGTTGAAGCTAACAGTGAGGAGGAAGCTATTGACAAGGCGTACAAACTTATCAAGAGGGATTTCTTTGACCGTCCGCGGAGTGGCTGGCATTTTTCGGTAAACTGATAATCAGCAGTATTAACATTTTCCGGGCGAACCGGAGGAAGGAAGATAGTATGGGAAAAACAATAGAATTACCAGTAGAGATAGGGTCAGTGGTGTATGAGGCAGATTTTCCACGGTATCCGCAGCGGGTGATTGGATACCGTATAGGGCGGATAATGGGAGAAGATGAAGAAGAATTTGAGGATGAACGTGAGACAGAAGAACTGTACATGGAGTATGAAGGTTACGGAATGTCTGGTTCTTCTCCCGTTTCAAGGTTTGGTAAAAGTATTTTTCTGACACGCGAAGAAGCGGAGAAGACTTCTTCTGAAAACTGATATTTATGGTACGAAAGGAGGAGCAGGAGATGTGCAGGGAGTGTATTAAAAAAGTACTGGAATGGTACAGCTTTGGCGTCATCGTAGGAGTGGGATTTTATATAGGATTAACCTTTGCAGTACAGGTTCTTAAGGTGGTAACGGACGTAATGAGGCAGTGGTGTCTATGAGAAAGAAAGCAGACAGTAAACAGGTCAAGGCCAATAAGGTATTGCGGCTATCAGCTGTAGCAGCGTCCGCAGAATCAGCTATCAAGGAACCGCCACCGAATACTTGGTCCGCCAGGATGCCGGCCTATACATATACAGTGGCTTGCCCGGATCCGGAGCTGAGGGAGCCACCGAAGGGAGTGAGACGATATTATGACCCGAGCAGAAAGACGCCGCTTAGAGCGTCAGAACAGAAAGCAGCCTACATACAATCTTTCCAGGGACCAGATGCAGGGGATGAAACAGGAGGCCACCCATGATGCGGCAGAGACAGCCTTTCTCCTGATGCTGGGAATCCCGGTTCTGATGTTTAAGGATCACTTCGGACAGCTGATCCGGCGTGAGGTGGATGGTAAGAGCCGGGAACAACGCTTTGTGGACTACTGCCTGGAGTTTTACCGGCAGTTTGATAAAGGATTGTACACGCTGGATGATATCAGGGCGGTGCTGAAAGATGAATGCGACATTGAGATTGACATGCAGTGATGGGAGGTGATGCCGATGGACAAGGAGGTGCTGATACAATATTGCGAGATGAAAGAGGAGATAAAGGACATAAGACAGCGGATTAAGAAGCTGGACAGATTCTTGGAAGGGCCTCATCAGGTATCAGATACCGTCAAGGGAACGCGATCAGATGGTACGATTGGAAGTATTAAGATTACAGGCTATCCAGTACCGGATTATTACCGGAAACAAAAATTGAGAGAACGGTACAGACAGATCCTGGAGCGCAAGGAGGCAGAACTGTTGGAGTTAACCTGTCAGGCGGAGGAGTATATCCAGACCATCCCGAAGAGTGAGATGCGGATCATGTTCCGGCTGTATTACATAGATGGGCTACCATGGTGGAAAGTGGCGCAGGCTATGAACCGCATGTTGCCAAAGCGGCGGGTGAAGTTCACGGAGGATAGTTGCAGAGTGAGGAATAATAGATTTTTTGAGGAAATTTAAAAATGTTCGGTCATGTTCGCCTGAATCATGCTAAGATGTTATCATGCGGAAGCCAGAGGGCAGAAGCATCCTCCCCCATTCAAATAGCGGCTGCCAGGTGTCACAGCCTGGCGGCTGAATCGCCGGTACATGATAAGTACGTCAGGCACTGCGCAGCAAGCCGGGTTTGGTCCCAGAATGGGGTAAGCCACAAAGCTGAGAATTCCAATGTCCGGCATTACAACAAGAACGTACCCCAGTGTCCTTCGGGCCTGGGGTCTTAATGCAAGGCAACAAGATCTCTTCTTCTCACAGGGGTGTTCGTATATTGCGTGGGCGCCCTTTCGCTTCAACAGAGATAACCGTATTGATTACGGTTCGAGGGGCACTTGTACGTTTGTGCAGGTGTCCTTTTTGTATTTTCATTTTCATAAATGATCCTCAAAGGAATATGATAGTTAAAAAGGTGAGTTATATGCTAGTTAAGTTATACACAATTGTCTTTGGAGGACTACCCTTGGAAATGTTTACAAATGATAGCCTGATTGAGGTCTGGCTTGAGGCAGCACGAACGGTATATGAGGAAACTGGAATGCGTGTAGATGCAAGATTAAGTATACCGTATTATATTTGCGATAAGTATGAAAATTGTAACTTGAGCGGCCCAATAGCGAATTATGTATGCATGTGGGAGCCGACAGAGCTGGAATCTCAAGAAGATTATTATGTGGCATTACTCCAGGTAGTACGGAGGGTGAGAGAAAGATTAGGGAATCCGTATATGGAATTTTCTAGTCAAGATTCAGACATACATTATTTTTTTGGGGATTTAAACTGATTCTAGGTCATTGCGTACGCGCTGCCAGAGAGCACTATATAACCTAGATTCGTTAAAAGAGGCATCCACCATA